TTGTTGTCGATCGTAGTGCTTGTGTTGCTGCTCGTGCTAGTGCTGGTGGTGCTCGTGCTGGTGGTGGTGTTGGTGGTGGTGCTGGTGCTGGTGCTGGTGCTGGTGCTGGTGCTGGTGCTGCTGCTGCTGCTGCTGCTGCTGCTGCTGTTGCTACTCGTGCTAGTGGTCGTGCTATTGCTCGTGGTGGTGGTGGTGGTGGTGGTGGTGGTGGTCGTGGTGGTGGTGGTCGTGGTGGTCGTGGTGGTGGTGGTGGTGGTGGTGGTGGTGGTGGTGGTGGTGATGGTCGTGGTGGTCGTGATGGTTGTCGTGGATTTAAAAAGTCTTCAATAAAATATTTTTTTATACAAGTTTTAATTGCATTATCAATAGTTTGGTCCTCAATATTTAATGCAGAAGCTATTATTGATATCATACAAGACATACTCCCCGTTAAGTTATCATTGTTTCTTGACATACTCTCTTGACAAACTAAATTAGAAAACATAGTATATATTACAGAACCTTTATTTTTATGACTTAATAATTTTTCCCATTTATTATAAAATGTACTAAGTATATCATAATTAATGTAGTCTTGTGATGGTAGATTGCCTAGTGGTGGTGGGGCGGGTAGTGGGTGTGGTGTAAAAGATGATAGTATATCTTGTAATGGCATGTCCATAATTTTATAATAAGCCATATCAATTATTAACCTCCTCAATTTATTTATCGTAGTATTATATAATCGACCAGTAACGGGTGGAATAGGAAAGGTTGGAAATACTGTGTGTGGATATTCACTATATTCGTTTCCATTATAATTATATAATATATAGTTTATTGCGTTATCTGTTGAATGATTTAAATTTTTTAAAATTTTTTTAATATGATTAAAATTAAATAATATGGTAATGTCTCTTGAACCTCCCATAAAAGTTTGCTTTGTCCAATCAATTATATTATCAGCATAATCAACAGCATTTTCATCAAATATTTCATTATTATTAAAATTATCCCAATCATTTTTAATATTATCAAAAGGGTCATTTATAATAATAATATTTTTATCTCTATCATCAAAATATATTTTGTTATATTTATTATAAAATTCTAAATAATAATAATTAATTATATTTGTATTTTCTACTTGAATATTAAAAGAATCCTTTTTTACATCTGTATATATTTTTTTACAAATTTCTTTTATTTCTTTTTTATTATCTTTAATTTTAGATTTTATCTGTTTTTTTACATCTATATTTTTAAGACTACTCAAATTATTACCACTTAAATCATAAGAATTTTTTTCTTTTTCATGAATTACAATATCCGATAATTCCGGAAAATTTGACCATTTTTGACCAACAATTTTTTTTATTTTATTTTTAAATATATCAAATTCTTCTTTTATACTTTTAAAATAATTAATTTCGTCAGTTTGTGTTTGTTGTTTATTTGATATTTTTTTATATAATTCAAGAGAGTATTTTTTTATTTCATCATCAAATACTGTACTATCAATTGTTTTTTCTATTGATTTAATAAAGTTGTCCTTTTTTATTAATTCCCAAATCTCTTTTTTAATTTGTAATAATTTTTCTTTTTTTTCTGTATCAACATTTTTTTGAGGTGGAATAAAATCTTTAATTTCTTTATCAGATTCTAATAATTTAATTTGGCCTTGTAAAGCATAATGAAATGGAGTTGCTCCATAATTATCTTGATAATTAACATTAACACCTGTTTCAATTAAATATTTTACAATATCTGCATATTGCATTTTACAAGCTAAATGTAAAGGTGTCTGATTTTCTTTATTTGGTTTATCTGGATTTACATCATTTTGAATTAAAAATTTAATAATGTTAAGACGATGAAATTCTTTTTTTAATATATTTTCAATATTAATAGCTTTATGAATTAAATTTTCACCATTTGTATCGCTAACATTTAAAGGAACATTATGAACAATTGAAAATTGTTTAATCTCTTGTGTATCCATTTTATTCATTTTAGAAAATAAAGTATCAATCTTTTCTTTTGGTATAGTTAAATTTGGTCTATATGGTTGATTTAGTGCGACACTTGCCATTAATATATATCATAAATAAAATTTCATTAAAATATTTATTTAAAAAATTAACTATATATATATTAATGTTAAAATACGGGGATATATCATTAATAAATAATGGCAATTCTAAATCTTTAGTTCCAAGAAATTTAACGTATAGACAAAAAGAATTATTTAAATCAAATATTGATGATTCTGAAATTTTAAATATAATTAATACAAATACTATTGAAAATATAAATACTAATAATATTACCTCTGATAATGCTAATGTAAATATTATAAATACTTCTATTTTATATGTAGATTTAATTAATAAAAAAACATCTACAGATAATCAAATTATAATTAATAATAAATTACAAATCACTAATCAAGATTTATCTTTTAATTATTTATTATCTAATGATAGTATTTTTAAAGCAAAATCATTAAATATTCAAATACCAGAAATAAAAATAGAAGGTTATCTTGATTTTTCTAATAATAATATTAAATTTTATAAACCATTGGATTTATCTGCAAATGGAATTATTAAATTTGGTTCTAATTTACAGATTAATGATGGTTCTTTTAATGTGATTACCATTAATAGTACTAGTATTGATACATCAGCTAATATTAATTTATTAAATAATACACCAAATATTATATTTAATGATAGATTAAAATTATATAATACTACTTATAGTGATAATTCAAGTAATGCAATTCTTGTATATAATACTAGTTCTAATGATTATGAAAAAAAATATTTAAAAAAAGTTACAATAGGTATTACAGATATATCAATGAATGTATATTTTTGTAATATTATTAATAATTCTACGGATAGTTTAACATTTACAGGTAAAATTGTGTCAGTTTCAAATATTAGTAATTCGTCACATATTATATTTCAAGGTTATTCTAGAATAATAAATGGTATTAATACAGTTACTTTTACTACAAATATATTATTTTCATCTGATCCTAATTGGACTATAAAAACAATGAGATTCGAAAATACTAATCTAGTTATAGAAATATCAGATAATAGTATAATAACTTCAAATTGGATAATATCACTAGAAAGTATTTTTATTTAAAATTTTTTAATTAAATTAATTATTACTTAATTTTACGCACTTACCATTTATATCACAAGTATTATTTTTAATTAAATTATTTCTTTCATTATTTATAATAGTATCACCATTTTTTTGTAAAAATAAACGATAATCAGAACTAGATTTAATAGCATTCATATCTTTTAATACTTGATCAATAATGTTAGTTCTTACATAGTTTGTAATAAAACGACCATCTTGCATTAATGCAGGGCATCCATTAGACCAATAACGATTGTCCATATATAATTATAATTAGATATTTTTATTTATTATTAAATTTTAGATAATTCGTCAATTAAGTCTTGTTTAGTTTTTTTTTTTTGATGTCCATTAACTATTTTATCTAAATTTAAATTTTTATTTTTTGCTATATTTTGTAATTCTACTAATTTCATTTTAGATAAAATAGTTAAATCACTTTTTTCATTATTAATTATTACTATTTTTTGTTCTGAATCATTTACTACTATTTTTTGTTCTGAATCACTTTTTTCAGTATTATTTGTAATTTTTAGAAATAATCTTGGATTTTCTGATTCATATATTAAATTTGTAATTGTTTTAGATACCATTAATGAATCTGAAATAGTTGTTTCTAAATTATTATCATTATCATTAGAATAAATTTCTAAATGTTTAGTTTCTGACTCTATTTTTGATTCTGAATTATTTTTAAAATTAGAATTTTTATTTTCAGATAGTGATGATAATTTTACACTTTCAATATTTTCTGAACTTTGTAAAGAAGACGATTCTTTTAAAGAAGATTCTGTTATATGCTTAACAGATTGATTTAACATTTTTATTGGTAATAAAATGGATAAATTTTTATTTTCATCCTTTAATGATTTACTTTTAGTTAAAAAATATGTATTTTGGATTTCATTAATTTCATTAATTTCATGATTTTCATAATTTAAAGGTTTACTTTTATTTACAAAATCTGTATTTTGAATAGAATTATCTGTTAAATGTTTTAATTCTTTAATTTTATCTTCACAAAAAAGCAAACGATATCGTTGTAATTCTAATTCTTTATATAAAAAAAATATTACTATAGCTAAACTTAACAATATTAAAAATTTAAAATCAATTAGTCCCATTATCTAAAGTAAATATATTTATATATTATAAACACACTCTAAATAAATTCTAATATATAATATTAAATAATGTTAAAAACATCAACAATTTTTACAATAAAATGTGCATTTATTAATATATTAAATACAGTTATAATTTCAGAATTAATAAGTAAATATTTAAAAGATAATGAATTTTTTACAAACGAATGGTTATATTCAGCATATGGAATGTTACTAGCATATATAATTTATATAATATTAATTAAAAATAAAATTATACAATTTTCATATAATTCTAGATTTAATTCTAGATTTACTCAACCAACTATAGATTTATTAAGACTAAGCTTATTATTATTTTTAACAAAAATTATTACAAATTTACTTGAACATGGAATAATTAATCTTAAATTATTATGGATATATAAAACATTTCTAATTCTAATATCTTACTTTATATCTGATATTATTTTAGCTGATTTTTTAATAAAGTTTAATAATTACCAATTATTATTTTATTTTATTTGTAAAGTATTCTTAACAAATTATTTAATTATTTTATTTTTATATAATCAATTTACTATTGATAATTTTATAGATAGATTTTCATTTTTAATTAGTTATATATTTTTTGAAATAATTATAAAAAAAATTATAATAATTTAAAACTAAGACTTATTAAATTATTAATGACCGGCGGTTTAATACAATTAGTATCATTTGGAAAACAAGATGGATACTTAACATTTAATCCACAAATTACTTATTTTAAAAAAAATTATAGAAGACATACTATTTTTGGTATTGAATTAATAGAAAATATTCCAGATCAACAAGCTGAATATGATAATAGAATTTCATTTAAATTAAATAATATTTCAGATTTAATTTCAAAATGTTATGTTGAAATTGAATTACCATCTCTATCTTTTATAGAAAGTACACAAATAACTAATTTAAAACAAAATGAATTACAAAATATTACAAAAAATATAATAAAATGGAAAACGTTATATGAAAATTTAAAAAAATATTGTATGATTGAAATTCAATTATATCAAATATTAATTAGTCTTTTAGATTCTATTAATATTAATTTAACAATCATTAAACAAAATACAATTAAATTTAATACAAAATATAAAAAATCAAAAGATGAATTAATTAATTTAATTTTTGATAATATATATGATGATATTAATTTAAGTGGGTATATTTTACAATTAGATAATTGGGGACAGAGTGATGATATTTATTATAATGAATCAATAAATATAAAAAGAGCCAAGTTAAAAGAAGGAATTAATAAATATTATACAAATATGGTAACTTATTTAAAATATTATCATTCAAATTATATTTTTAATCAAAATAAATACAATCAATTAAAAAATAAAAATGTAAATTTTGCTTGGATAGAAAATCTAGCTCATTATTTTTTTACTGATTTTGAAGTTGAAATAGGAGGTCAAGTTATTGAAAAATATAGTGCAGACCAATCTTTTATTTATCAAACACATCACATAAAAGAAGAACAAAAAAAAATATATAATTCAATGATTGGAAATAAAGAAAATTTAATTTCATTTAATAACTATAAAAAAAATTCAACTACATTATTTTTACCATTAAATTTTTGGTTTTGTAAAGATATTGGTTCATCATTACCAGCTGTTGCTTTATCAAATTCAAGTATTTCAATTAATTTAAAATTAAATAAATTAAAAAATTTAATATATTTTAGAGATTATGAAAAAGAATATTATAATTTACTAAAAATAACTATTCCATTTAATAAAACAATTCATAATAAATTAGTTTGGAATGAATATAAATATGATAATTATAGTAAATTATTAACTTATCATTGTTCTCAAATTAATTATCAATTATTAGTTTTACATTATCCTTCATTAGCTAAAGAAGATAAAAATGATACTTTATTTGAAATAATAAAAAATTATGGTAAAGATACTAGTGGTAATTATATAAAAAATCAAAGTATTTATAATAATGGAGATAATATAGATTTAAATGGAGTGTATATGAAATTAAATGAATGGATTAGATATAAAATTAATTATAAACCATTGTCAAATGACATACGTCAAATATTAGATAGAGATTCTTTTAATAATTATAATCAATATTATAGTTTAATTGAAAAACCAAAAATTAAATTAATAACTGAATGTATTTATTTAGATGATATAGAAAGAAGCAAATTTTGCTCATCTAAATTAGAATATGTTATTGAACTATTTCAAGAAAACTTATTTGATTTAGATAGAAGATTATTATTTAATGGGGAACTTAGTTTAGATAGACCAACGAAAGAATTATTATGGACAACTCAACCAAAACTATTTTTAAATGGATTATGTGAATTTGGCAAAATATATACTCAATACGACTATACTAATTTTTTTGAAAATAATATATATACAAGTTATAATATTTTATTAAATCAAATGCAATTAACAAAACCAAAATTAACAGATACTTTTTATAATGAATTACAATCATATAAATATTATAATAATTTATTACCTAAAGGTGTTTCTGCTTATAATTTTGGAATTTTTTCAGAAGAATTACAACCTTCAGGAACTGTTAATTTTACAATATTAAAAGGTAAATTAATAAATTTTAATTTAAATTTAAAATTTATAGAAGAATATTTTGATGAGATTAATAATACTAAAATTAATCCAAATAAAGTTGGTATTTTTCTTAAATTTTATTCAAGAAGTTATAATTTTTTTGTAGTAGAGAAAGGAATGGGACAAATTTTATTTTCAAATTAATTTTATAAAAAATCTTTTATATCTTCAACATCATAATCAGAAATTGTATCATTTTTTATATTAATAAAAAATGGATTTAATAAATTATCTATTTTTAAATTTACCATATTAAAATTTTCATAATTTTCTATAGTTTGTTCTATTAAATTTAAAGTTTTAGTTTGAACTAATACAATATAATTAATTTTGTCATCATCTTTTAAATAATTAAAATCTGTTATTAACATTGTTTGAATATTTCCTATTTTAAAAAAGTTATGTCCTAATAATTTATATAATTTAGTTAAACTTTGAATTACATTTTCAAAAATAAAATTTTTACTATTATTTATATTTGTTTTAACTATTGGTATTATTTTAATTCCAAATAATTGCTCTCCAAAAGCACAATCAAATAAAGATTTAACACGTAATTTTAAATTTAATAAATGTTCTATTTGATATTTATTATCTTTTATCCAATAAATTTTATTTTTATAAGCTAAATTCCATTTTGATAAAGATATAATTATTTGAATTTTTTCTTTTAGTAATTCATATAAAGTAACCAAAACAGCTACTGTTTTTTTATATCTTTTTAATGGAATATATTTAATTAACTCATAAAATGAATATTTAATAAAAATATCTAAATAATTATTTATTAATAAACTTAATATTTTAGAAGCATTCTCATCATTAAAAAATTCTATTAAATTAAAAAATTTAAAAATTAATAAATGTTTATATTTAATATTTTTTAAATCATTATTAAATGAATCATAATTTATCATTATTAAATTATAATGATAAATTTAAATATAATTTTACTTTTCAATTTTAAGAAGTTTTATGTGTTCAATAATTAAAAGCCAATCTTTTTTTGGAACAATTTCTTTATAATCACGTTTTAATATATCAATACTGTCACGAGAAAGTTGAGCAATTAATTTATCAGTAACGTCAAATTGTCTATTAATTATTAATTGATTTGGATTATCAAGACGAATACATATTTCTTGTCCTTCTTCTCCTTTTTCTTTTTCTTTATGTTCAAATTGAATATTTAAAACTTTTCCAAGATGAACATTTTTTTCAGGAATACAAATAGGTGTATTTTTATATAAAGTTCCTTTTTTAATCTTTACACCAAACATTAAATGGTCAGAACCACCTTTCATAAAAAGGTATTGTTTTAAAATTACCATTTCAACTGGAAAAATAACATTATTATTTATATTTTGTCGTGCTTTAATCATTTTTTCTTTTTCTATTTTATACAATTCAACAAGTTTGTAAATTACTTCTGAAGAAAGTAGTGTAATATCCTTTTTTTTAGCATATTCAAATACATCAGTATTATTAAATGCACCAAAATACAAATAAATTCTATTTTCAGGAAGCGTATCTGCTTCTGTTTTCATTAGAATTAAGTCTATAAACTTATTTGATGGTTCGCCAATATAAGCACCAGCAATATTAATACCCGCTTTTTGAAATATTGAATAACCAGCATCAAGTTCTCCAAATGTTTGTGTTCCAATAAAAACACCAGGAGATATAAAATCATAAGACTTCCAAACAGCATTAATTTCTTGATTTGCATTATTTATAGCATCTGCTTCTGCATCTACGCTACTTGTTTTAATTGGAAAAAGATGTGTTCCTGGATACGCACCGTCAAGATTTGAACCAATAATTTTACAACCAATTGATGCACGAATAGAATCTTTATAATCCCAATTAGTTTTTTTACCAAGTTGCGTTAATGCAGAAGGAATTAGTAAATTGCGAATAGTGCAAATATTTGGACCAGTTATTGTAGAAACTACAAATTTATCTCCAATATTAATTGTTCCATTATTTAGAATAACATCAATAGTATATCCATTATGTTTATCATATTTAGATTCCATAATAGTACAACTAACTGTATCTTGGTATAGTATTTTTTTAAGCATCCAGTTTTGTGCAGTATAAACAAGTAATGCTAATAAATCTGCAATGCCTTCACCTGTTTTTGAAGATACAGGTACTATAGAATAAATTTGTTTTGGATTAGAATTCTTAAAATAGAATTCTGCATTAATATCTTCTTTAGAAAGATCATATTTAATATCTTCTAGTTTTGCCATTAACATCATAGACATATCTTTAGATTGTTCTTTAAGTGCCTCACGTAAATTAGGTGATTTTGTAGTTTTCCAACCATTAATTTTATCTAATTTAGTAACAGCAACAACAAAAGGAATTTTTTTTTCTTTAAGAAGTTTAATTGCTTCTTTAGTTTGTTCTTGAATACTTTCTTCAATATCAATAATTAAAATACCTAGATCACATATACTAGTTCCTACATCACGAAGACTTTGAAATTCAGAATGACCCGGAGTATCAATCATTAAAATACCAGGTATATTACATATAACTTCAAATTTTCCTTTGATAGAACTACAGCTATTTTTTATAGTTTCAATAGGAAAAAAAGTTGAACCAATATGTTGTGTAATACCACCAACTTCTTTTTCTTGAATATTTGTATTACGAAGTTTATCTAAAAGACTTGTCTTTCCTGCATCAACATGACCTACAATACAACAAATAGGTGCTTTTAAAGTATTATCAATTTCTATACCATTTACTTTTTTTTCTTTAGTAATAATTTCTTTTTTAACAGTAGAAACTGTAGAATATAAGTTATTCATTAAATATATATTATAAAATATCATTTTTTCTTTATATTCATTTAATTATAAAATAAACAAAAATTGAAACTATTTAAACTTGTATTTAGTATTATAATATTAAATGGGAGTACCAGGATTTTTTTTATGGTTATGGAAAAATTATAAACAATCACATTTTGTTTTTCAAAAAGAAAAATTATTAATTGGTGATAATAAAAAAATAGAAGAAATTATTTCAGAATTAAATAAAATTGATTATTTTTTAATAGATACAAATTGTTTAATACATCCAATGTGTTTTAAAATTTTGGCAGAAAATCCAGAAATAACTAATATTGAAATATTAGAAGGAAAGATGATAAATAAAGTTTTAGAATATATAACATATTTAGTTGATTATGTTAAACCAAATCAAGGAGTTTTTATTGCAATAGATGGAGTTGCTCCTGTAGCTAAAATTAAACAACAACGTAGTAGACGTTTTAAATCAATTCATGATAAAGAATTATATGATAAAATTCGTAAAAAACATAATAAACCAATTCCTACATTTTGGAATAATAGTGCAATTACACCAGGAACAGTATTTATGGAAAAATTACATTATAAAATAATTGATTGGGCTAAACTACAAAAAGTTAAAATAATTTATTCTTCATGTAATACACCGGCTGAAGGTGAACATAAATTATTACAATTTATTCGCGAAAATCAGAAAGAACAAAAAGATTTTAAATATGTATTATATGGTTTAGATGCGGATTTAATTTTCTTAGCATTAAGCACAAACAGTGATAAAATATACTTATTACGGGAAGCTAATCAAATGAATAAACACGAGTCTGTTGATGCATTAAACTTTGTTTCAATTAGAATTATGAAAGAATGTATTGTAGAAACAATGAATATACAATATCAAAAAAATTTAATAGAACCAATTGATATAAAATTAAATAATGATAATTTAATTAATGATTTTATCTTTTTATGTTATTTATTAGGTAATGATTTTTTACCACATTTACCTTCATTAGATATACATAAAGATGGTATAGAATATTTAGTTGAATCTTATATGGAAGTATTTTTTGAACTTAGTGACACAAAAGATAAATATTTACTTGATATTAATAAAAAAATTATAATTAATATAGATTTTTTTAAAAAAATTATTGATAAATTAGCAGAAAAAGAAGAAGTAATATTAAGAGACCATTATGCAGAAGGGAAAAAAAGAATGAGATGTAATTCAAATGATTCTTATGAACAAGAAATATTTAGAATTGAAAATTTACAATTTAAATTCGACGACCCTGTTTTATTAGGTTCTGATAATCCAATTGAATGGAGAAAAAGATATTATAATCATTATTTTGGTTGTGAATCAGAAAAAAGTATAGAAAATTTAAGTGAACAATTAGTAAAAAATTATTTAATAGGAATTAAATGGGTAACAATATATTATTTTGATAAATGTCCATCTTGGGAATGGTATTTTCCATTTGAAAACCCACCATTTATATCTGATATTAAAAAATATTTAAATAAAGTTAAAATAAATAATATTAAATTTAATGAAAATAAACCATTAAAACCATTTGTGCAATTATTATCTGTATTACCCCAACAATCTAATTATTTATTACCAAATAATTTAAAAAAATTAATGACAAATTATAATTCATCATTATCTCATTTATATCCAATAGATTTTGAACAAGATTATTTAAATAAATCTAAATATTGGATGACAATACCTAAATTACCACCACTTGAAATAGATTTAATTAAATATATATATATGAAATATCAAGATGAACTTTCTAAAGAAGATAATTTTAGAAATAGACTTTGTGAAAATTTAATTTTTAATTAAAATTATATAAAAAGTTTTTATTTAATAAAAATATACAATATATTAATTTATGGATAAAAATAATTATAACTTAATACCCGAAAGAATTAATCAAATAAATAAAATGCTCCAAGGTAAAAATGTAGAATCGATATTAGATACAAAATCAAGTTCTGAAACAGAGCAAACAAAATCAGAAGATATTCGCGATTTAATGCCAAAAAAATATATAGATTTTTCAAAAGCAATTTCAGAATTAGGTGGAAAATTATTATATATTAAAAGTGGTTCAACCGGTCATACATTTAAAGGTGTTTATCCACCTTTAGAAGATGGTACACATGATTTAAGAAAATCATATGCAGTAAAAATTGTTGCATATCCAAAAAAAGAAAATTATGGAGATATGTATAATATAAAAAGACCAGAAAACGCAGAGTTAATGATGATTAAATTATTATCTCAATTTGTAAGAAAATCAGAAACTCCCCATATTGTTTTACCAATTGCAACATTTAATACATCAATTAAACCATTTTTATCATTAGCTAAATCAAATTTAGTAGAAAGTAAAAAATTTGACCAATTTTTAGAAAAATATCAAAATGGTGAATATTATCAAAATGTGTCCGTTTTAATTTCAGAGTGGGCAAATGGAGGTGATTTATTAGATTATCTTAGAAAACATTATAAATCATTTAAAATTAGACATTGGCGTACTATATTTTATCAATTTTTATCAGTATTAGCAATTATTCAAGCAAAATATCCATCTTTTAGACATAATGATATGAAAGCGAATAATTTATTAATTAATTTAATTGATATGTCAAAAAAAAAATATAAATATATAATTAATGGTCAATCATATATTGTTCCAAATATTGGTTTTCAAATAAAATTATGGGATTTTGATTTTGCTTGTATACCAAAATTTGTAAATAATTCAAAAGTAGATGCAGAATGGACTAATAAAATAAATATAACACCTCATCAAAATAGATATTACGATATACATTATTTTTTTAATACATTATCAAGAAAAGGATTTTTTCCAGAATTTTGGACTGAACCAGAAATACCAGAAAAAGTTAAAGAATTTGTAAATCGTGTTGTTCCAGAAAAATATAAAAGTGGAAAATTAGTAAGTGAAAAAGGAAGAATATTAATTAATGATGAATATTTAATAGCTGATGAAATTTTAAAAAATGATTCATTTTTTAAAGTAATGAGAGAAAATATTAAAGAAAAAGATTCAGATGAATAATTTATTTAATATTATATAAATTTTTATTCAGAATAATCAGAATAACCAGTTCCACTTTCATCAGTTGAAAAATTTATAGAATCTGGTATTAAACTATTATCAGTTATAATTAACTCCTCATCATCATCATTATTATTTAATTCATGAACAGGAGTAGCTATTTTATCTTTTCTAATTAATTTAATTCGTGTAAATGTTGGAAATCCAGAATTAAATGGTCCATAAAATGTACTATCAGAACGAATAAATATTTCTAAATGTAATGTTATTTTACCAATTGGTTCTTTATTAATATATACATCACCACTAATTCTAAAAGGTCTAAGTTCTTTACCTGCTGAATTTTCTAAGAAAATAATAGAATCTAAAATAACTAAATTATTAAATTTAAAATCACAACTATTAAATGATTTAATAATAAATTTATTTAATGTTTCTTTATCATTTTCACTCATATGAATTAACTTATTTTTTGAACTAATTAAGTCAGAATAATTATTATTTACAGTTATTAAACTTTGTAAAAAATGATATAATTTTTTCATGTGTGGTTCTTCTTTAATACTATTTTTTTTTTGATAATTATATTTAAAATTATTATCATAATTAATTTTATTTTTTGTGTTTTCTGTATTTTTTGTGTTTTCTGTATTTTTTGTGTTTTCGGTATTTTTAAAATTTTGTATAGTATTTAAAAATTTTTCATAATATCTTTTTAATATTTCTAAAACAGAGCCATTTGATATATAATTAGCTACTAATAACAATAATATTATTAAAAGAATATTATTCAAAAGTTTTTCATTGTCCATATTAAATTATTTTAGTATAGAAAATTATTTTAAAGTTTTAAAAATGCGTTAGACTAATTATTCATTATCGTTATCTAATACTTCCATTGAATAATCAATGTCTTCATCTACTTCAAAATCATCAATATCTAAAGATTGATTTGCTTCTCTCATATCAATATTAGCATCTTTATTTTTATCATTTTCATAATTAATTTCTTTATTATTTAGTAATTCTTCATAAAATCCATCTGAATATACTATTTTTAAATTTTCATCTATATAAGGAACTTCGTTAATTAGAATCAAGTCAAATTTACGTACTTGAGTATTAGAATACGGTCTATAATATTGTTCAAAAGAATATTTTATCATTTTAATTATTAAATGACATAATTCGGATTGTAATGCAATTTGTGTATTATAATCAAGTAATCTATTAAAATTAAAAATTAAATAAAATATTAATTTACAGTCTATGTTATTTAAATTATTAAAAGATAATGTATCAATATAATTTTTACTAATATTTAATGTTATTTTTTCAGGTAATGGTAATATTTCAATATTATTTGAAATTATTTTCCAATGTTTAAAAACACTATCATGTTGTTCATCATCTTTCATTTTAAAATTATTAATTTTTTTTGTAAATTCATCTATTATTTTTTTTTCTTCCATTCCATATAAACTAAATTTTTTAGAACTATTTTTAATATTATTTATTATTGATTGAATACGTGAAATTATTTGTTTCAAATTTAATATTCTTATTCTTAAATAATTATTAACAATATTATATGAATCATTTGTAATTTCTTCAATTTTCATATGTTGATATGATGAATTTAAATGATATAAATTAATAAATTGATTTTCTAAACCTAATTGAAGTATACAATCTTTTAATGATAAATTAATTTTTATTGATGCTACTGATTTCGTTTTTTTATATTCCTTATTATTTTCACTATATCCTAAATATTGTAATGTAATAAAATCATAAAAAACAAACATATTATTTGATTTATCTTTATAATAAATAACATCACGTTTAAAATAATAATGATTTCTAATTATTTCTATTTTATTATCACTTTCTAAAAGTGTTATAGTTTCTTTTCTTTCATTTCCTAAAAAATCATGATCTATAATATAAAGTGTATCTTTCATATAGATAATATCATTTCCAATTTTAATTTTATTACCTAACACTTTAATAATTCTTTCTATAAAATCAATAACATAATTATTTATTTTATTTTCTGTATTCTTTTGATATCTACTATTAAATTTATTTATAATAATTGTTATATTTTCTTTTTCTTTTTCTTTATTTTCAACAAATTTTTTCATTTGTGAAATAGAAGATAGTGTTATTTCATATGTTTTTTCTTCTATATTTTTTTCCATTTTTTCCAATTCTTTATCACTAAAAGAATATTCGTTTGGATTTTTATTACATTTAATGCAAATTTTTTTTTCATTTATTTCATGAATATCACCAGAAATACAATATTTTTTTGCTAATTTATTTAAATTAATTATTTTTAATTTATGAATATATAATTTATTATCATCTTGTGTTGTAGCAGTAGATGTTTCAATTAATTTAATTAATTCATTATAAGATTGTTTGCAATTTTTACATATCATATCACCTTTTTGAAAATCCCAAGTATGAAATTTACCTGATGAACAATTTGATAATATATCTAAATTATTATTTGTTATTTTTTGTTGTATTTGTATAATTTCTTTTATTTTTACATCACATCGTTCTTTATTTTGTATATCTTCGTATAACTCATCATCTGATTTTTTTATTTCAAAAATATCTATTTTCTTTTTTATAAAATTTATTTTTTTTAAATTTTCATCATAATTAATATTTTTAGAAGATTTTTCTTGTATTCTTTTCATTAAAGTATCATCATTAAAAGTATATGTTATTTTTTGTGTAAATCTGGTGTTAATAAATTCATACATATAATTTTTATCTTTTAAAAAATTAGCTTCAACAATACTATTAATTAAATCAACTAATGTATGAATTATCGTTTTTTGAACAATAATGTTTGTAAATTGTTTAGTTTTACTTTTTTCAGTAGGTTCTTTCCATAACCAAATTCTATTATTTGTAAAAATACAAGAAAAATAAAATATTGCATAACATAATAATGGAATTTTAGTTATTGGTATTTTATCTTTTTGATTTATTCTTAAATATAATTCACCAAATATACTTTGAGAAACTTTTTCATAAAAGAAAAAATTACAATTTTTATCATCTTTTAATCCAAGTATTTGACCAGGATTTAAATCTAGTAATATTATAAATAATAAATAGACTATAACATTATTATATTTAATCAATTTATAATAGTCAGTATCAGTGGAACTAGTTAAAAAAATTTCATCTTTCAAGTCAAAAAAGAATAAGTTTGTCAAATCTTTATTAATATTATATTTTTTACTTGCTTGTTCAATTCTATCTTTTGGTTGTTTTCTTAAATAGTCTGTATGTAATAAAATTATATCTAAAACATCTTTTATTATTAATTTTCTTCTTAATCTAATTGTTGGTGTTGAGCCTAAATATAAATTTAAGTCTGCTGAATAAGCTATCTTTTCTATATTTTTTTCTAAATTTCTTATAGTTTTCATAAATTTTGTATATTTTGGAATTTCCTCTAATTTTTGATTTACCGCAATATTTGTTGTCATAAATGTATCTATTTCTTCAACATAAGTTCCTTCATAAATATATTTTTTAATTGATAATATTTCATTACAACTTTTACAAATATATTCACCTGTTTTACTAATTTTAACATATTGTTTTGCAAAATCTACAATTGATTGCGAAAAATCATCTGTTTTAGATTTAGCCATTTTACTAATATTTCGCCATCTTATATAATGTAAACAAATTGGTTCATTTTTTTCTTTATCTAATATGAATTCTTCTTCTTTTTCTGCATTTATATAAATAATATTTTTTTTTATTTCTTTTTTTAATATAGGTAATTCAATAATTTTATCTCTTTTTCCTGGTATCATATTATCAACATCATCTTCTTCAATTATTATTTCTTTTAATTTTTTTTCTAATGTTTTTTGAATTAATTTGTTTCTAATTTCTGGATTTAAATTAAAGTCAAAAAATCTTTTGGAATAACCTTTTAATATATTATCTAAATTCCATATATTAATTTCATCTAAATTTTTAATATATAATTCAAATTTATTTTTTACTAATGCAATATATTGATTATAAATTTCAGAAATCATAATATGAATATTTTTTGTTGGGTCATTACTATTTAAATTAGTATAACCTTTTAATTTTGGAATATCTTTATTAATATTAAATAACCAATAATATAATTTATTACTTTTTTTATCAAAAGTTTTAGTAATAATATTTGTAAATGATTTATATCCATTATCTGATTTTAATAATTTATTTACATCAACTAATTTATCTGTTGTAAAACATTCAAGAGGTAAATGTTTAGGATTCCAAGCTACACCAACTACAGATAATTCTAAATTATCATGACCAATACGTAATTCAATAGGAGATTTTTTTTTCTTTAAATTTATTAAACGAATAGATGAAATAGGTATTGAAGTTCTTAATTTAAATCTATCTTTAGAAGAATTTTTATAATTTGCATATGCATATGTTCTAATATTTTCTAAATCTATTAATAAATCAGCATCTGTTGCATTTTCAGATATTTTTAATTTCTGAACAATTTTTAATTCTTCATTTTCATTTATTAATACGGCTTGTCTAGGTTCTTGAGATTTATGAAATAAATTTTCTATATCAAGTTTTAATTTAGGATTTTTATCTATTAATGGAGAATAATAATTTCTTACATTATTCATTTTATTTATTATATATTTAATTTTTGATGCATCTCTCTCTTTTATATTATCACTTATAATAGATTCAGGGTCATATTTTTCATTATTATCATGAAATCTAATAAATTCTTCAGAAATTGGAATTAATATACCTTTTGAAAATAAAAAATTTACAAAATCTTGATTTTCTTTAATAATAAATTCTTTAGTTTCTCTCATTTCAACTAAATAATCATAAATTTCATCAGCTAATCCTGATTTTAATTGTTGAATTGATAAAAATTTTTGTATTTGATTAAAATCAATTATTTTTTTTTCATTAGAAACAATAATTTCAATATATTTATATTCACCTTTTTCTTTTTCTTCTTGATTTAAAAATCCTAAAAGTTCGTTTTTATCTTCTTTAATATAAATTTGTTTAAAAATTAAAGTTTTTAAAATATTATGAAAGTTTTCTTTAATTAAAAAATTATCAATAATATAATCTTCTCCTAATTCGTTAAATAATTTTATAGTTGAATCAAATTTAAGAGGATTATTTAATAAAATAATTTTAATTTTATCCATAGTTTTACCTACATCATATATATATAAAATATTTATAATATCGTTATATGCTGTAATAATTTTAGAATTATTTTCAGAATTATAAAAATTTGATATTTGAAAAGTTGAATCTTTTTGATATTTACCAGATTCAATTATATTCGTAATATATAAATCTCTTCCACCATCATAATAGTATCCAATCCCTAAATATATATAAAAAGCACAATAACGTTTAATTGTTTCTAAAATAAAATTATAATAAGACTCATTTTTAACTAATTCTAAAATTTCTTTTTTAGATGTATGATTAGAAATAAAATCTTTTAAAATATTCATAATATCATTTTGAAATTTAACAAAGTTTGTATCTAAATTATATTTTTGAAAAATCTTTTTATCTGTAAGATATTCAAATA